CAGCCCGGTGTATCTGACCATCCCGGAAACCGGGACGGAAATCGAAGTGCGCGGGAACTATCCTCAGCGGTGAGACGCGAAAGCCTAAAACTTCAAGAAAGCGACTGGCGGCGGCTAGAAGAACTGGCCGCCGCCACTGCTTCAAACTACTCAGGAAAACCAAGCTGGCGGCGGATGGTGCTACGCATCGCTCGCGGAGAAATAACCGTTCGAGAAACCAAGCGCGTCGCCCGGCGCTCGAACAAATGTATGGGCGTGACAATCTATCAAAAGTTGTAAGGTTTCGAGGGTGGGGAAAAAAGTTGTTGAGGTAAGACAGTCCATGTCCTACCTGTTGGCGTAGGTGAAGGAACTATTTGAGTCCGCACACAGCATTTTGACGGGCCGCAGTGTTTGGGAGAACAAGCAACGCCTGTTCTACCAGATGCGGCATGATGGTATCCGGCGTTCCAAGAAACCTTTCCCGACAGCTTCCGACGGTCATTACCCACAGATTGATATGGCGATCCGAAAGGCGAAACCTTTCTGGATGGGGCAGGTGACGAGCGGGGACAAGTTGGCGGTGTTCACCAGTCTCAAGCCGAACGACATGGCGGCTTTTTCGGATTCAGCAGCGGATTACTTCGATTTCATTCTCACCCAAAAGACGCAGTTCCTTCGCAAGCTGCGCGTGGCCGTGGATGAAATGCTATTGCGCGGGCGCGGCATCATCAAAGTGACGGTCAATCCGTTGGATGACTATTCCGTCCAGGTCGAGGCGATCAACCCCCTCTTCCTTATCATGCCGCAGATGGCCGATGATTTCGCGGATGCAGATGAGTGGGTGCATGTGAAGCACATGACGGTGGCGGCTTACAAGCGTCTGGATGCGCGTTACGATACCAAGCCGGAAACCGTCGCGCGGATTCGGGGTAGTGAGAACTTTGAGAATTTCAGCACGATCACAGAGGACAAGCGCACGCGCGAAGGCATCACGCACACGTCCAACCCAGACAACATCATCATTTGGGAGCATTGGCGGAAGTCGCAAGGCGGGCACACAATCCACACTTACAGCCCGCACGCGCCTGAGTTGCCATTGCGCAAACCTCACGGGAATCCTTTCAAGGTGGCTGGCAAATCGTCCTGCCCGTTCTTCTCGTTCCCGATGGAAGTTAAAGACGAAGGTTGGTATTCGCCGCGCGGATTGGGCGAACTGCTTGCGCCGGTGGAGCAATACCTGACGAAACTTTGGAACGAGAAAGCGGACGCGATGACGTTCGCCAACAGACCGCTTTACACGGGAGACAAGGAGATTCAGAACCCGGCAAACTATCGTTGGGCACCGGGCGAATACATTCCCGGCAACATCCGTGGTGTTCAACAAGGTGCGCCACCGTTCAACTTCGATCAGGAGATCATGTTCGCGCGCGGCATCGGTGAGCTTCAAGCGCAGACACCGGACTTTGGCATCACGCAGGAGGGTCAAGGCGGCGGCGGCAAAGCGCGGACGGCAGCGGAGAACTATCGCATTGCAGCACTGACGCAAGCCGGCACGAACGACAACGCGACCATCTTCCGTGAAAAGCTGGCGGAAGTGTACCGGCATATCTGGGGCATGATCCTGCAATTCAAGCCCAAGGATTTCACTTATTTCGCCGCGGGCGAAGTGGGTTCATTGCCGGAACAAGCGTTGCATGATGCCTACCTGATTGCGCCGGACGGTTCGCCGGACGGATGGAACAGGCAACAGCGGTTTCAAAAGGCGGTTTCGCTAATTCAGATGTTCACCGGCAATCCGAACGTGAACATGGAGGTATTGACCCGGAACGCGCTGGCGGCGGAGGACGGACGGCTCGCGCAATCGGCGTTCATCCCGTCGAACCTCAAAGGGGCAATCGAGGCCGAGGACGAGGCGCACGAGATTGCGATTCTCAAGGAAGGTTTCCCGGCAGTGGTGACCCCGGGCGAAGATCACGCGACCCGTATCAAGATGCTTTTGGGTTGGTTGCAGAAGCAGGCCATGACCGGTGCGCCGCTCGACCCCATCGCCAAGCAGCGGGTGCAGGAACACTTGGCAACCCACTACCAGTATTTGCAGCAGACACAGCCGCAGGCGGCGAAACAGCTGGCAATGGCGATCAACCAGCAGGAACAGCCGAGCAACGTGGCGCAGATGCCATCTGCTGGCGGACCGCCCGTGCAGGCGCAACCGGAACAAGTAGGAATGATATGAGCAAATTCGTGACGACATTGAACGTGAACATTGACGCGCTGCTAAAGAACGCGCCTCGTGGAACATTCATCCACAGCGCGACCCTTAGCGCAGACCGCAAGACTGTTACTGTTGTGTGGGACAATCCTCTCTTTGTGAGTCACGGCAGTGAAGGAATGGAGTTTTCAGTTGAGCAGCTTAAAGCCGGTGAGTTGCCGCCTTTGGTGACGTTAGCGGATTGGGCCAAGAAACCTCAGACCGTAAAGGTCGAGACAGCGACTGAGCCACAGGCAGAAGTTGTTGGGGTGGGGAACAAAGAAGTTGAGAGAGCGCCGGTTAAGCGTAAAAAGTGATTTGCATGAGTGGTTTGGTGGTCAAGGTGAAACGGTGGCTGGTTCGCTTATTGATGGGCGAGCCAGCCAAACCGTTGCCCGCGTTGCCGCTTCTCGTGGCGCGCGGATGGACGCCAGCCGACAAGGATATTCTCATCAACTTCATGGCATCGCCTACCGGCATTTGTCTGATGCAACGTATGCGGTGCGTGGCGGGGGAGATGGCGCGGCAAGGTGCTGGCGATGTGATGCACACGGCACACAGCGCGGGGAGAACGTCAGGATTTTACGATGCAATGGGCTGGCTTGAGAGTCAGTCCCGCATCGAGTTTGAAACGATTTCGGAAGCGGATGCCGATTCATCCGCAATATCCGCGCAGGAGCAAAAGGGCGATGCTTTGCTGCGCGAGCTTTATTCGCCCTAAGAGAGAGACAATAGCATGACTGAAATATCTGGATTAACGGGAGTCGAGGACGCCATGACCGCATTGACCGCTTTGGAGACAGAGCGAGCGGCGACGGAAACGACCCCTGCCAGCGCGAACACAGATCAACGCGCGGATCAACCGGAGGGATTAAGTGATGCTGAGGCTCAACTGAATCAATTAACCGACACACCAGCCACGGCAGAACCATCGGCAACCGATGTTCAAGCGGTGGCAAAGACAGATGCGACGGTAGAAACTCAACAGAAGCCAGAGCCAGAAGCCAAGGGCGGCAAGTTCGCCAAGGATCAACAGCGCCGGGATACGACGTGGAAAGCGTTGAACGCTGAAAAGGAATCCTTCACCAAAGAGCGTCAGTCATTTGAAGCGGAGCGCAACGCATGGAAAGCGGAGCGTGAAGCGGCAGAGGCGGAGACTGCGGTGACCCCTGAGAAGTATGAAGGTTACGCGGTGCAGATGCGTGCGCGTGCGGATCATCTCAAGGCCGAGGCGGACAGGCTGGAACAGGCCGGGAAGTTCGACGAAGCGGAAGCCAAGCGCGAGGACGCAAGGGACGCAGAGGCGGACATCCGGCGGGCGAGCAAGGCAGCGGAAGAACTGCGGAAGAATCCACCGGCAAACGTCGTTCAACGGAACGAGCGGATGCAGGCGGAGAAAAAGGAATGGACGCTGAAAGCGGCGCAAGACTTCCCGGAACTGGCAAAGGACGGCAGTGAGTTTCAGAAGGCGGTGGCGACGAACCTGAGCGAGATACAAGCGTATGCGCCCGGGATTCTGCGCGACCCGAAAAGCATCTACTTGGTGACACGCATGACCGCAATGGAGACTGCGGCGGCTGGTGTGCCGGAACTAAAGACGAAGTTGAGCCAGACAGAGGCAAGGGTTAAGGAGTTGGAAGCCTTGGTATCGCCTGGCGCACCGAGTCAACACACACAGTTGGCCGGTGAAATCCCGTTCGAGCAACGTTCCCGTGAGGAACAGTTGAACGAATTGGAACGTCTGGCTACCGGGATGCCGCTCCGGTAACGCCCTTGCCATGTAAAGATCATGGCAAATACAATCGCAATCTTCAATCAAGGCGGCACACCCGCCCCGGCGGACTTCGCAAATCGTCTGCAAACCTTCTTCAACAAAGACTTGTTGGAGGCGTTGCAGTTTCAACTTGTTCTTGCCACCTACGGCATGAAAGCCAGTTACCCGATCCACGGGGACACTGTGCGTTTCTTCCGTGCGCGCAAGGCCAACACTGACGGCTTGCTTGGCTTGACTGCCGGTGAGTCTGCCGGGCCGGGCCGGGCTGGAACAGCCACGACCCTGACGGAAGGCACGACCCCGACCCGCATGACGGATGTGGGCGTTGGGTATGTGGACATCCAACTCAAGCAACGCGGCCAGATCAGCAGCATGTCAGACATCGCACAGGCGATTGACTTGCTGAACATGGTTAAACTGCACAGCAAGACGCTCGGTGAAGATGCCGCGTTAGGCTTGGACGGCATTGTCCGCCAGGCGTTGATGCTTGGCTTGACCGACACAAACGCGACATACGGGGCGGCGCATCCGTTTGAGCGGTTTTCCGGTCTGGCAACACCGACGGACGACAGCTCGACCGACTTTGACACATACAAAGACGGTGCCACGGTCAGTAACAGCGCTGGCAAGATCACTCGCGCGGTGCATTTGGGTTGCGTCACGCAGTTGCGCGCGGCGAATGTGCCGACCATCGGCGGCAATTACGTTGCCATTACCCCAACTCAGGTCATGCACGACATGCGACAGGACACCACTTGGGTATCTGCGGCGACGCAGGTTGACACCAAAGACCTGTACAAGCGCGGCACGATCAAGCTGGACGGTGCGGTGTTTGTCGAGGCCGACAACGCCAGCATCGAGGGTAACACCTATCAGACACAGCGCGGCACGACTGCGTTGACAGGCACCAACACCAACACCTATTCAACGTGGTATCTCGGACGTGATGCGTTCGGCTGCGTTGAGTTGAACGACAAACGCGCTGGCAGTTCGATGATGGGCCCGAAACTCATCGTGAACGCCACGCCTGACAAGGCTGATCCGCTCAACCTCAAGACGGTGTTGGGCTGGAAAGCGTTCTTTGGATGCAAAGCGTTGCACACGTCGGAAACGTCCGATGTGCCGCACTACGTTCAGTTGCGCTCCAAGTCCACGTTCTGATCGGTGACGAATGACACGGGTGCGGCGGGTCACACCGTCGCACCCCTCTTAAAACCAACAACGAATTGACCTTATGAATCCGAATCTACCGACCGGCGAACTCTCACAGGAAGGCATTGATTGGCCTCCTGTGCCTCAAGACCCGATGGCCTCCCTGATGGGCGGCGCGAACGAGCAATGCGTGCCGGTGGCAGCGTTGCAACAACCCGACGACTCTGAGCAGCTTGTGACGCCGGAAGTGGGCGATGCGGTTAGCTACACCGTCGAAGGAAAGATTTCACGGATCGAGGGAGACAAGGCGTACGTGACCGTTGAGACGGCGAACGGTAAGCCGATTGCGGACGAGGCGGAGAAAGAACCCAATGCGGATGATGGCTACGCCGCGTTGCAGCAGGAAGCCGAAGGAATGATGATATGAACAACAACGCGAGAAAAATCCCAAACGCAGACGGCGGCGCACTGGTGGCGAGCCGTGTCATTGCAACCAGTCCGTGCAAGCTTTTGAGCGTCATCGTGCTGAACACCGGCGCGGCCCAATACATCCAAATCTTTGAAAGCGCGACCGTGCCCGCGAATGGTGCCGTGCCCGAACTGCCGGCGGTGTACGTGGCGGCAAGTTCAACGGTTCAATTCGACTTCCTGAACGGGGTTGATCTTGACGCTTGCAGCATCAGCAACAGCAGCACGGCGGCGACCAAGACCATTGGCTCGGCGGACTGCGCGATTGTGGCAATCATCCAATAACGACCATGAAACTTTATCCTTACAAGCGGTGGGTGTGGGTGGCATTGCTGTGGGTGGCTTTGCCTGTTCACGCGGCGATCACAGTGACACCGGGGGGCGGCGGGGCTGGCGACGTGACGGCGGCGGGGCTGGCGGCGGGGGACTTCATTGCGAGCGAAATCTACAACACCAACACACCCACACGCGGACTCAATGATGCAGCCGCTATGACTCCCGATCTCACGATCAATTGGTTTTATGTCTGGTCTGGGGCACTTCCCCCGCCAGACAACGGCATCAGCTACTACACGAATCTCACCTACTACTCGTCGAATATGTTCCGGGAGTTCAGGACGAACGGCTATTACGCCGCAGGTTGGAACACGATTGATTTGGACGGCGGCTGGGCACAGACGACACGGACAGGCGGAGGCGATTTGACATGGAGCACAGCTTACTTTGAGAACGGGCAGTTGCCCATGTCGTTGCCGGATTACATCACTTTCGCGCACTCAAATGGTTGGAAGGTCATGCTCTACTCATCATTGTCTGACACTCCCTGTAATCCGCCCTCGTCTCCGATCACCTACGCCTACCGTGATATTCAGAAGATGATGTCTTGGGGCGCAGATGGTGTGAAGCTGGATAACTGCGTCATCGGCAGCACAGGGGAAACGAACACGTATTACTCGGCTTATTACCGGACGGTGAATCAGGCGATCAATGATTACTACGCCGCAACACAGGCAACAAACGGCGAGTGTCGCCCGTTCAAGATTCTCGCGACGGGTAGCACGGCGGAAGGGTGGCCTAATTCGATCACCACGGACACGCTGTTCGGCGTCAATCAGATTTCATTCCAACCGACCATCATCGCGTTGGACATTTCGGACACTGCTCCGTGGAATCACCCCGGACTGACTAATCACACCTCGATGATACGGGAGGTCGTCAAGTTCAAGCCGTTCTTCCGTCCGGGCAGTGTTGTTTATACCGGCATTGGCGTCTATGGGAACAATCCTGGTTCGTGGACAAACATGATCGGCATGGCGGTGTTGGGCTGTCAGCCGATTGAAGCCGGGCTGGGTTCGGTGTTGGGCATGTTCAATTCAGGGCTGCCACCAACGGGCGATCAATGGGCTGATACGTTTTATCCCAGCTTCTCGCAATACCTGACCAACTCGGAAGTGTTCGCAATGTTGCGGGACAACCTCGTCATCCCGGCCACCATCACGTCGTCGAACATCTTCCTTGAGACGTGGAATCGTCCGTTGGAGAACGGGGACACCTGTTTGGGTATCTCGAACTTCGGCCCGACGAATCGAGTTGTCACACTGAACTATTACGACCTCGGCATCAGTCCCGGTGTTGGCTACGCCGTGCGAAATGTCTGGAATAAGACGAACCTGCTCTCATTCACGAACACGCTGAGTTGGACTCAGGAAAAGGAAAGCGTGTCGTTGTTGCGACTCATTCCCAAACGGACGATCAATGCGAACACCATCTCGGCTGACTCTTTGACAGTGGGCGGTGCGTCGGTTGGAGGGCGATTCACGGAGACGACTTATCCGATGAAAAGCCTGACTATCTTCGGCACAGGATTGTCAGCTACTTCAGTCGGCTCTCAGGGTGCTTTTAATAACAATGAGGGGTTGGTTCAAACCGCTGCGAATCAAGCGGGCGGCTTCAATATTCCAGTGCCGGATTGGGCTTCGACAGTCAGTATTGTTGGGCGGTATTATTCTGCTTTTGCAGGAACAGTGGCTTGGACGAACGCGCCTTTCATCAGTTATTACCATCCTGGAGGGCGTGTTCAAAAGACTGAGAACGATGATCCTGTGAACATACCAAACATTGCTGTTATTTGTCCGTCCGGGAATTATGTCACCGTCACGAACACAATCGTTTTCGCCAGCACGAACGCGCCGAAGGAAATCTATTTGCAGATGAACGCCTCATCGAACGCATCGGCCCGTCACGTCATCGGGCCTTTGAGCATCAAATATCAATGACCTCCACCCCTTCCAACCCCGTGCCGAGACTCGCGAAACGAAAGCGGAAGTGCAAAGACTGTGCGGCCATCACCAAGGCCGACAAAGCGCGATTGGCGGAGTTGCTGAAACAATACCGCAAGCTTGAGGCGTCCACGGCGGCGTATGCCCGGCTGTGCCGATGCGGAGGGAAGGGCTCAGGCAAATGAAAACATCGAACATCGAACATCGAACATCGAACATCGAACATCCAATGGCCGCGTCCCGGCGTTGGGCGTTGAGTGTTGGATGTTGGATGTTGGGTGTTTCCCTTTGTTCCGCCCAGACATTGTCCGTGTTGCCTCAAGCGTTGGTTTCTGCTGGCCCTGCACCATTCGACGGCGCAAAGGGCAAGGTGACGCTCGCGTGGACGGCTTCACCCTCGCCGGATGTTGTCGCCTATCGCATCGCGTTCGGGACGAATGCCACGGCGTTGAACAACAGCACGCAGGTAGGCCGGGTGACGAATGTGACCATCAAGGGATTGACTGAGTGCGTCACTTATTATTTCGCAGCAACGGCGGTGAACAGCAACGGCGTGGAGTCGGCGTTCAGCAACACGACGAACCAATTCATCCAACCCAAGATCGAACTGACACCAGCCGCGTGGACTGGCGCGGTGCGGTTGATTGCCCGTACCAACATCATCCAGGCATCCACGAATCTGGTGACGTGGGTGAACATCCTGACGAACACCACGGGCGGCGTGGTCACATGGCTGCGGACGAACGCGGTGCGGGAGTATTACAGGGTTAAACCGTGAAAACTTATGAGCGAACTAGGGGAACGAACGGCGGCACTCGAAGCAAGGGTTGAACGTATGCAAAAGATCGAGGAACGGCTCAACGAGATGGAACGAAAGATGGCGGGCATGATTGCCGGGCTTGCTGTGTTGCAGGTTGTCATCGGCGGTGTGCTGGCATACATGAAACATTGAAGGAAACCAACAGTATGAAATCATGGAAAACAACAACGGCGGGCATCGGCGGATTGCTGTCCATCATCGCGGCAACACTGACGCAACTGACCGACAACAACCCGGCAACTAATCCCGACTGGAATCTGGTTGTGCCGCTCCTGTTCACGTCGCTCATCGGCATCTTTGCCAGGGACAACGGCGTGTCCAGCGAACAGGTGGGCGCAGACGAAGCAACGAAGCACATCAAGAAGTTTGGGGCTGGCCCTGTGCCGATGCTGCTATTGACCGGGCTGCTCTCGTTCGGTGCGCTGACGATGTTCACCGGCTGCGTCACCGGTCCGCAGACGCGCGAGGCCATCGTTTTCAACGCTTATCGGGACGCCTGGACGGTGGCGCACTCGGCGTATCAGGCGCATTGCGAAAACGTGGTGCGCGGCAAGGTGAGCAAGGAAAAGGAAGCGGCGGTTGATGCGGCATGGAACAAGTTCCGGCTCGTGTTCGCCACGGCGGTGCGGTTGAACCAACAGGATTGGCGACAGTTGCCGCCGGCGTCACTGGACGTGGCCGAGGCGGAATTGTTGCGGCTGATCCGAACCCTCTAAAATTATGAATGAATCCATCATCGCAGCGATCATCACGGGCGGCTTTGAACTGATGCGCATCCATCAGCAAAAGCCGGAAGGCTGGAAACCCACGCAAGCAGAGGTGGATGCGTTCCTGTTGAACGTGGACAGCGCCACGCCCGAGGCGGAAAAGGCGGCGGCACGCGTGCGGCTGGGACTGCCGACGGAGATCGGCGGGGAATAATATGAGCAAACTACACGAAATCCTGCGGACGGGCGTTGCGCCCGGCATGAACCTGAAAAGCGGCGACCCGACCTTGCCCGAAAAGGCAGTGCCCAAGGCGTTCCGCGACCTGGAACAGAAGCATGGCGCGTCACGCATCGCGCGCGAAGCCGGGTTCAGCGTCAAACAGATCAAGCGCATCTGGAACATGCTGACGTTGCTGACAGGATTGCTGGCGGTCACAGCAACCGCTGGCGATTTGACGCGCAGCATCACCTTCAGCGACGGGCAACGCATCACGGCGGCGCAACTGCATACGCTTGTTGATGGTGCGAGTGTCAACGCCACGTTCCTGACGGGCAAGAATCTCAACAGCACGGTGGATACGGCGGATTACGTCACGGTCTATGACACCAGCGCGGGCACATTCACCAGGATGACGTTGTCAACGCTACTGATGAACAACACCGGACTGATCACAACGCAGACTGATGAGGTCAATCCTGCATACAATGACTATGTGCTGACGTATGACGCGAGCAGCGCGAGTTTCGCCAAGGTGAGCATTACAAACCTGCTTTGGAACACCAATATGATCGGTGTGTTGCCAAGCATCGTGACACCGGGCGCGGATTCGCGGCTCTGGTTGCGGGACAGCGGCACCAACGCGGCAATCCAATTGACGAACCTGTGGGCGGCGTTCCTGTACCGGGCGGGCATCACGAACCTGCCAACCCTGACCAGCCCGACAAACGAGGACCGGCTTTTGATGTGGGACAGCGATGATCTGACCAACAAGACCACGACCCTGAGCGGGCTGTTCACGAACCTGACGACGACAACCACGAACCACAGCACAGATTCTTATCTGACAATCAGCAACGGCACGCTGAGGCTCATCACGTTCAACAACATCAGCAACCTGGTGATGCGGGGTTACAATGCGGGTTATGCAAGCGCGGAGACGGCCCTGAGTGCGGGCACAAAGATTCTGGACGAGGCACACAGCTTGCCAACAACGCCAACATGGGTGCGTGCGGTTTTGATATGCAAGACCGCCGATCTTAATTACGCGGTTAATGATGAGGTTCCTGCTGAAACGGTATCAAACTTCGACGGGCTTTGTGCCTTTGGAGCCGGAGCGAACACCACAAATGTATTTGTCACTTGTGAAAGCGGCGGCACTTATTTTTTAGCCAACAAAACAACTGGCGCGGGTGGTGTGGCTATCACTAATAGCCGATGGCGCGTCAAACTCTACGCAAAGCCATGAACCTAGAAACCTTAGTTGAGCGGGCCTGCTTGGAATCCGGCTATAACGACACGGACGACATTGCTGCGGCGGAGAAGTTCGCCCGGCATTGGGATGAACACATCTGGAATCATGCGCTCTGGAAGGATTCGCTCGTGACGTGTGATGTGGCGGTGACGCCGGACACGAACGACGATCACGCCGAAGGCATCCTGTTCCTGCCGGAGGTGATTGACCGGGTTGTGGCAGTGCGATTGGCGAGCAATCAGGTGGTGGTGCGCGGGCAGGAACATTACTACCGCATGGACTTTGACAGCTTTGCGGCGACGGGAACGCCCTTGGAGTTTGTGATATTGCCGCCGGCATGGTTCACATGGCGCGCGTCTCCTTCAGAGAATTATCTATCAATCAGCGGTGCGGTGGCCGATGCGGCCATCCAGGTCAAGATTGTCTGGATGGACGGGATTGGACGCAGGACCACGACCACTACGACCGTCGGCGTCGGCTCGCAACTGGAACCGGAGTCAGATGATTCCGTCACCTTGTTGCGCATGGCGAAGCCGGTCACAACTGCGGCAATAGGCTTCAACGCCGAGGGCGACGGCACGGTGTTGTATTCCTTGTCGGCAGCAGACACAACATCCCCCTCCTACCAACGCATTCGGCTGCTGCCCATGCCCACAGTGGACATGACGGTCAAGGTGTTGGGCAAAGCCAAATACGAACCATTGGATTTCGACCAGCAAGAGCCTGCATTGAGGAACTGCACAAACGCCCTGCTCGCGTTCATCCGGGGCAGCTTGAAACGTCGCGGCGGCGAGAACGTCGCGGCACAACTGGAATTTCAGGAGGGAAACGCATTGCTCAAGCAGGTGGAACAGATCGAGGCGTTGCAGGCGGCGAACAACAGCCGGTTCACGCCGGAGGACGGGTTCGGGCCAGAACACGGTATTGGGCCAATGTGATATGCCATCCATTGCCAACAATTCCAGCGACCTGCCCTTGTTATGGGAGCAAATCCGCAACAACGCGGGCGGCATGGATGCGTTCAGCGATCCGGCGGAGCTTGCGCCAACGGCTTCGGCGAGGCTGGTCAATGTGCTGATCCGGGACAAGGCAAAGTCGAGGACGCGACCCGGTGCGGATGGATTGGGAGGCGCGGTGCTGGCGGCGTTCCCGGTCAAAGGCTTGTTTTACTTCGACACGTATCTTTATGAACAGTTGATCGCGTGTTGCAATCAGGTGTTCCAGTTCTGGAACGGGGCAAGCTGGACGGCGATGGGCGGCTACACCCCGGCCAATGCGCGGATTGTCATGGCGCAAGGTGTGGACACGCTGCTGGTGAGCGACGGCACGAACGCGCTGCGCACATGGAACGGCGCAGCCTGGACGACGTGCAGCACGGGCGCAACGCATCCCCCGCATGAAACGACCATTCTTTGCTGGCACACGGGCCGGATGTTCGCCAGCGGCAAGGCAACCGTGCCGGACACGATCTATGTCAGCAACCGGCTGGCGTTCGGGGACGGACAATGGAACAGCACGACCCGCAGCTTCCGCATCGGCGGCGGCGAAGGCGACCCCATCCGCGCGCTCAAGAGTTTCGTCGGATTCACGTTGGCAGTCGGCAAGGAAAACAGCGTTTGGCTGGTGGAAACCGACCCGGCCAATGAGCCTGCGGACTTCTCAGCATCGCAGGTGAGTGAGAGTGTCAGTTACGGCGCGGGCGTGTGCGGCCCGGAAGCGTGGGACGTGTACGGCAATGACATCTTCATGGTGTCGCCCGACCGTCAAATCCGCACCCTGCAACGCATGGCGGCGGCTTCCGGTCAATATCAGTTGTCCGCCCCCATCAGCGAGCCGATGCAGCCGTGGATTGACCGCATCAATGCGGCGGCGCAAAGCACAATCGCGGTGAAGAAGTATCAGGAATTGATTTTGTTCGCCGTGCCGTTGGACAGCGCGACCACGCCGGACACGGTGCTGGTCTATAACGGAAGGCTTGGGAAGTGGATCGGGGTTTGGGAAGGCTGGACGCCGCAACATTGGGAGATTTCGCGCTTTGCCGGGCAACAGCGTCTGGTGTTCGGGGACGTGGCGGGCTACGTCAACGAATGGAAGGACAATGAGGACGCGGACACGGACGACACCTACACCGACAACGGCGTGGGTTATGACACGAAGGTCTGGACACGGAACATGAGCTTTGGCGACATCGAGGCGGATAAAGTCGCGTTCAACTGCCGGCTGCGGTTCAACGCGGGCAATGCCAACCTGACATTTACGGCCATCGGGGACGATGCGGACATGAAAACATGGGCGCGCGCCTTTGAGCCATCGGGCGACATTCTGGGCAGCGATACCCTGCCGTTCCTGCTTCAAAGCACCAGTCCGACGCTGGTGGGCAGCAGCCTGCGGGATTTGCCGAGTTTCCGGGAACTGTATCTCAAGATCGAGAGCGAAAGCGGTTGGTGGGAACTGCGAAACCTGAGCGTCAGCGCGCGGTTGCGTCCGATGAAAACGAAATAACACTATGTCATGGCTTTCTGACCTGTTCTCCAAACCCGAAGTGCCCGACCCGAACGCGGCGGCGGTGGCGGGTGCGGTGGCGGACATGGAGAACTACCCGTTTGAATACCAGATCAACAGCCTCGCCAAGATGGGCGGCAAGGGCACGATCAACGGGAAAGTGTACGACTTCACCGGGTTGGGCGATGCGGACACGGCAGCGGCCATGTCCGATAAGATGGCGCAGACGCTTCTGGACTTGCAGAAGCAGTATGGGCCGGACTTCATCAAGCAAAAGCTTGCGGAGTTGAAGGTAGCCGATCCGACCGGTTACGCGGCGCGGCAACAGTTGTTCGATCAGATCATGGCGGATGCAGAGGCATCGCCGGATCGCCCGATGAACAATCGGTTGCAAGCGATGGTCCAGGAAGAGTTGGCGAAAGGCGGCAAACTGGACGCGCGGCAAACCGAGCAAGTTCAGCAAGGCGTGCGCGGGAAGCAGCTTCGACAAGGCATCTTCCTGGGCAATGCAGCCACGAGCGAGGAAGCGGGCGCGTTGGTGAACGCCGGGGAAGCGGAACGCACGAAACGCCAGCAGCAAGGCATCGGCATCCTGAACAGCGGCGTCTTGCCGGAGGACGTTCAATACCGGCAGATTCAGCAGGCATTGAGCAACCTTGGCAACTTCACGAACGGCGCAAGTCCAACCGCACAATTCAATTCACTCAGCAGCGCGAGCAACGGGGCGGTACCGTTCCAGACCGGGGCGGCGAATCAGGCGCAGTTGAATCCGAACGCGACACAGATGGGCATGGGCAACGCGCTTGACCTTTACAGCCAGCAACAGAATTGGGCAAACAGCCAGGTCAACCCGTGGATGGCAGGCATCAGCGGCGGGGTGTCGGGCTACAATCTGGCAAATAAAGCGGGGTGGGGAACTACGGGCGGGACAACAACTGGCGGTTCAGCACCATCAAGGACAACAACCAACGGTATGTATAGTTACGCGCCGGGCGTGAATCCGTGGGGAGTATGACAACTAGAATCATCATTTTCGGATTGTGGTTCACAATGAGTGTGTCCTGCGGGGCGCAGACGAGCTATATGGAGATGGTGTTGAAGGCGCGCAACGCCGCAGAAGCGCGGGCTCGACTGGGCATTTCCACCTCACCCGGCGGCAGCGTGACACAGACCAACATCCTTATCGGGAACGTTCTCAATGCGGGAACGGCGGCGTATTCCAATGCGGCGACGTTCTATCCGGCGAGCAATCCGAGCGGCTACACCAGTTTTGACGGCGTGTTTGCGTCCCTCACCAGCAAACCGACCACAATAACAGGATATGGAATCATGGACTTCAACAGCCTGGGTGATGCGCGATGGCAACCACTGGACACGGACCTGACCGCATGGGCGGCACTGGCTACGTCAGCCAAACAGGACGCCTCCGCCAATCTGACGGCATGGAGCGCAATCGCCACAGCCACCAAAGAACCTGCGATCACCGCAGGCACAACAGCACAATACTGGCGGGGCGACAAGACGTGGCAGACACTTCCGGCTGGCGGTTCTGGCTACCGGACGAAATTGCAGATGACGACCAACTTCGTGAACGCACACGCCATCCTGAACACGCTGACGAACATCCCGGAGCTTTCATTCTCCGTGACAGCGGGCACGACCTACAAATATGAGGCCATCATCTATTTCACAACGGCAGCCACAACCACCGGCTCGCGCTGGTGTCTGACCGGCCCGGCCATGACCGGATTCATGGGCGTCAGCGAATACACCCTCACCGCCACGACCTCGACGCGCAATGCGATGGTGCAAGGAGTGAGCCTGCCCGCCGCCGCGAACCTCACCAGCGCAGCGGGAGCGAACTCGGCGCGGCTCTACGGCATCTTCCGCCCGTCGGCCAACGGCACGGTGTCCATCGCGTTTGCGAGCGAGGTCACCTTGAGCGCGGTGACGGCTCAAGCCGGGTCAACCTTGGAATACTGGTAACCATGACATCCCTCTCACAGACCAATAACCGGATTGATGCGGTGCATCGGTATCTGGCGACCCTGCCGCCGGCGGTCATGCCGGTGACGCATCGGTTTGCGCCGGGCTGTTACGCGCGTGAGATGCTTTTGCCCAAGGGCGTCATGGCGATTTCCAAGGTTCACAGGACGGAACACTTCTTTGTGGTATTGTCGGGCAAGCTTTCCGTCTGGGACGCGACGAACGGGGTGCAGCAGGTGGAGGCCGGGCATATCGGCATCACCAGGCCGGGCACGCGGCGGATCGGGTTTGCACATGAAGATTGCCGGTGGGTGACGTTTCATCCCACAGACAAGTTGGACGTGGACGAGATCGAGGCGGAGATCATTGAGCCGTATGAGGTCAATCTCAGCGGCCATCTGAGCGAGGACATGATGAAGGCATTAACCGGAGGACAATCGTGAGTTGGGCAAGCATCGGAGCAGCAGTGGCAGGCGCGGCGGTATCAGCCGCAGGCAGCGCGGCCATCGCCAAGGCGACCACGCCGGACGCGCCCGACATGGCATCGTCCAGCCGGGAACTGAGCAACACCAAGGCGGCGTTGTTGCCGATTCAGCGTGCGCTCGAAGCAGCAGCGAAGAAGGGCGGCAAGGCGACGATCCAAAGCTATCCGGCACATACCGAGGACAGGCAATACATCCAGATTGCCGACGGTAGCTACACCAACAAGGACGGCTACGCGCAAAGCGTCTGGCAGGGCAGCAGCGGCGATGTGGGGGGGGCGATTGCGACCGCTTTTGGCATCAAAGGCATTCATCAAGACCCGTTGAGCAAAGCAATCGGCAAGCTTTTCGGCGGCAAAAGCGGCGGGCAGACGACGAAATACGATTACGTTCCATACGATCCGAAGGATTGGCAACCCGGCGGCAAGTTCGCCAACCTTCCACCGCCGGACGCGAACAGCATCATCACCCGCAGCGAGGACATTCCCGAAGGGCCAAAGACGTTCGACTTCACAGGCTTTGGTGAAGCAGACGCCAACGCGGAAGTTGCCAAGCAGATGGCAAAGGTGCAACTGGACTTGGGCGCGAAGTACGGCGAGGACTTCGCCAAGACCGCAGCGGATCAGGCGAAACTGGCCGACCCGTTGGGCTATCAGGCGCGGGAGAAGATGAACGAGTTGATCCAGGGTCAGATCAACCGCACTCCGGATCGCGGCATCGCCAACACTCTCGACAGACAGATTCAAGGCCAGTTGGACGCTGGCAGCGGGTTGGATGCGGAGACGCAGGCGATGCTGGACGATGCCGTGAGACGCGCGGGCAATGATCGCGGCGGCGTGGACAGCGGCGCGGATTGGGCAGACCCGCTGACGACCGGATACGCAGGAGCAAGCCGCAAGGATGCGGCGATGCAGAAGGGTTTAAGCTGGCTCACCAGCGGGGCGACACCGCAGGATGCGGCGTACCGCGACACGCAGCAGAACATGAGCAACCTGAGCGCACTGGTGAATGGCAGGACACCGCAGAGTCAGTTCGCCAGCCTGAGCGCACCCGGAGCAGCACCACAAGCACAGGTGCAAGGCGGCGCACAGATCAGCGGCAATTCAGCGGCGCAAGGCGCGGCGGGTGCATTGGGCAGCTACGGCGCGAGTATTCAGGCGGCACAGAACCAAGTCAGTCCTTGGATGGCGGGTTTGAGCGGATTGTTAAGCGTGGCGAACACGGCAGCGGCAAAGAAAACAGCGTGATTTTATGACAATAACGCTGACAATTAACCCGGATATGTCAGACCCACTAAATACCAAAATCACCGGGGTTGTTTGTTTTGGTGGGCGGGTTGGGACATTTGTTAAGGACGCAATATATTCGGACAAGGAACAACTCGGTGACCAAGTTGGTAATGCGATACGGGACTATCTCAACGTAACTAAAGACGGGCAGGCTACGCCAGTGAACACAGCGGGATAACTTTATGAACAGACAAGATTTTTCAATGGCATTGGGGCAGGCGGATCAGTTGGGCAACACCCTTCTGCAAAACCGGGTTATGAAACAGCAGCAGATCGAGCGCGCGGACGACCGAGCGATGCGGGAGCGGATGTTTGGCGAACAGCAACTACTCCGAAAAGAAAACAGCGCACGCCAACTGAATAAGCAGAAGCTAGACGAGGAACGCGCTTTCTTTGAGACGGCTTATAAGTCTGTTATGGGCAACCCGAACATCACCGATGACGAACTATCACAGTATAACAACAAGCTGCGAGCGTTTGAATATCTCGGCGGTATCCAGCTAGTTAAGCCACAACCCAAGCAGCCAGGCACGGCGAAGAACGCGGCGGCGATGGGCGAGGAACATTTGACCAAGCTTCAAGACGACCTTGCAGCAGCCAAGGAATCCGGGGACGCCAAATCCATTGAGCGCGCACAGAGACGGGTGGACAACTACGCCTCTGAAAAGACGGGAGCAATCAAGCCGACAACACCAAAGCCAACTGACAGCGACCGAAAGCTTGAAGCAGCAAAAGCTGCGGCAACCAAGGCGGAACTGGACGGAGATGATACGGCCAAGCAGCGTGCGGATGCCATCATTGCGCGACTGGAAAACCCGCAAAAGCCTGTTGGTATGGGTGAAGTGCGCCAGCGCGACGAGGAATTGATGCGGGAAGGCGCGGCCAATGTCGCACCGGGTCAGGTTGCCGATTACGATACAGAATTAAAATTGGCGACCGAAGCCGTTGCCGCAAAAGTGCCGTTTGAAAAGGTGGCAGCCCGCTTCAAGGCTCGGACAGGCAAAGACTTTCCGAAACCATGATTTCACATGAGCAATCCCTATCTCGAAGATGCACCAACGGTTGCGGAGTCAAACCCCTATCTCGAAGATGCAGTAGATAGCGGGCAGGGCAGGCTTGCGTCTGCTGGAAATGCGTTCATGCAGGGCGGTGGCGTGGCTGTTGGGCAGACTTCGCAAGGATTGGCGCGTCTGATGGACATTCTTGCACCGGGCGCGTTGATGCAGGAAGGCATGACGGATGAAGCCATGCGTATGCTTTCCCGAACGGGAAAGCAGCGAGAGGCGGACATCGCCAAGAATCCTCTTTATTCCGGCGGCGGCGCATTGGCCGAAGGCGCGAAGGAAGCCTACCCCACCAATCCAAAATTCAAAGGCGAGTTCTGGACTGACACAATCCCGTCCAGTGCCGGGGCAATGGTTCCCACGATTGCGGCGGCTGGCGTTGGCGGTGTGTTGGCTGGCGGCTTGCAATATGGCACATCTGCCGGCCAATCCGAAGCACAAGCGGCGATTGATGCAGGGCGGGAGGATGAGGCTGACAAGGCGTTTCTAATTAACCTCGGCATTGGCGCGACCAGTGAGGCATTGCTTGGTGTGGGCGCAAACATTTTCAGACTGGTAAGAGCGGCGCGCACGGCAAAAGTCGGAGAACAAACCGCCAAGGCGATTATCGGCAAAGCAATCGCCAAAGGCTCAACACGCGAGGCGTTGCAAGAGGGATTTGAACAGGTCGGACAGAACGCAGCGGCGGGAATGACATACGATCCTGAGCGCGGAATATGGGTTGGCGTTCCTACGGCTATGGCAGCAGGCGCATTGCTTGGCGGCGCAGGCGGTGGAGGTGCAAGCGTTGTGGGTGTTGGTGAACAGGCTTTGAACGAGCGCGCGGCGGAGCGTGATTTCGCCAGCCAATCTGAGAGTGTTGCAAACCGGAAAGCTTTGGAAGCAACCATTCCATCCGGTGCAGCGGTTGTAACTCCTGAGTCAGATGCCAATGTGGACACAATGCGGGGAATCGAGCGAACGTTTAACGCGAGCCGATCAAACCCTTACATGGCGGACGAACCCCTCTCACAGTCGCAAGCTCCATCATCTCCCGACGTTCAACCTGGTTTGACTGAACAACCATCCGGCACGGTGTCCGCGACTTCTCCCGTGCCGGGTGCTTCTCTTGTAAATCTGGTTGAGGTCAACAAGGCGAACTTTGAGAAATGGCGCGGGCGGCAAATACCTTTCCTTGTAGATTCGGATGGCAAGGTGTTTGTTTCACCCGGCAGCGTTGCACATTGGGACATTGCCGATGAAGCACCAGATAAGCAATGGAGTGGCGCGGGATTCATTAAGGGTGGCAGGCTTGAAATGTCGTCGGATTATTTTCCACAATCTAAGGATGGCGAAACACACATCGAGTCATTCAACAAAACCGTTGCAGACAAACAATCCCAGGTGCGCGCGGAGTTGGAAGCGTTGCCGGGGGCGGAGCAGGATTTGGCGCAACCCAAAACGGCGGTGGCAAGCGAGCTTGAATCCATGCTCAAGGCGACTGAGGCAAAGCGTACGGTTTCGCCGTTGACCAGTGAACAGACGGATGCCGGATTACTGGACGACAGCAGGCCGGACGAAGCCACGCCAACGCTAGGCGACTTGCGCGCGATGATTGCGGAAATCAAAGGCAATCAGCTTGCGCCGAAGGCATCGGAACCAACGGTTCCGGTAGCGGAAAAAGCGGTTCCGCCAACCAACCCCGGCGGATCGCAGTCCGCATTGCCAGCAGCGCAACAAGCAATCTCCAAGGCCAACAACAGTATTCAGGCATTTGCCAAGGCTAACGGCGTTGAATACGTCGAAGGCGATACGCAAAAGACCATCTTCGAGAAGATCAAAGCGCAATCTTCCGCACCCCAAGGAACGGGCACGGCGGCGGGGCAAATTAACCCTCCCGTGGTGGGAGATGCCTCGCCGTCGCCGGTTTCTCCCAAGTGGACGCCTACCGCTGGCAAGCTCGCGGTGGTGAATCTCACCAGTCGCGGCGCGGGCAGGCTTGCGCGGGTGTTGCAAGTGCAACCGGACGGGGATGCCACCGTCCAGATCAAAGGCGAGGCAGGCACGAGATACGTCAAGCTGTCACAGATGCGTCCGACCGGCGCGGAGCAGTCGCGCATGAATCGCGCGGATGAAATGACCGGGCTTGATCCTGCGGATGTGGAGTCCGTGAAGCGTGACGCAGCGGAGTTTGATCAGTTGGTTGAGGATTACGCCCCACAACTGGAATGGGCACCGGGCGAAGCGTATTCCGATACCGCACAGGGCACGGAGTTACGCGCGGATGCCATCGAGCGCGGCGAACTACGCAAGGCGGCGCGGGTGAACGCAGCAAGGGCGGCGGGTGTGGAAAGCTTCCAAGAGAGCAGCCTTGTGGACCGCGCGGAAGCATTGCCAAAACTTGAGGCGTATCTGCGCCAGCAATTTCCCGGTGACAATTCCATTGACCAACGGCGAGTGTTGGAGGATTTTTCCCGCAGTGAAGCCGAACCGACTACCACCCCTGAGCAGCAAAGTGCCGACGCCAAAGCCTTGCGATGGGTCATTGCTCAACATCCCGGATGGCGCGAGCTCCAAGGTCTTACTGTCCATAAACAAGGTCGTGCCGCTGGAACACGCGCCACAGTGGGCGGACAACCCACACAGCAAGCAACTCGCGGCAGAGTGGTTGGAGCGGCAGAGCAAAAAGCAATCCGTGAACTAGACCGGATCAACGGCACCCGCACCATCCTGGTTGACTCACCGGACTTGGCTGGGTGGATTCCATTCAACGGCGTTCGGATTGCAAATTCCAACATCATCCTTATTCACGCGCGCACAGCGCATCCTCTGGCGGTGGTTTACGGGCATGAGCTATCCCACTACATCGAGGCTACGCACCCAGGGCTTTACCGTGAGGCGTTGGACTACATCAAACAGCAATACCAGAACACGGAGAAGTTTCGTCAAGTGTTGCGGAGCCGACAGCAGGGAACTGACAACGCAACATTGGATCGGGAGTTGTTTGCCGACTTTACCGGCGACCTGTTCACAGACCCGCAATTTCTTGAGGAAATGGCGAAGCGCGAGCCGAACCTGTTCAAGCGGCTGGCTCGCATCATCAAGACGTGGCTGGACAAGTTGCTGGCGAAGATCAAGACCGTGCCGGGTTACGAGAGCGCGCAGTATTTCAAAGATGTGACATCGGCGCGGGACGTTGTGGCGGACATGCTGATCCGGTTTGCGCGTGAACAACAATTCGAGGCCAAAGGTGTGCCGGGACGGGAAGCGGCAGAGGCAGACCAGTTTTCCAAACCAACCACCGACCCCGGCTTCTCCTTTGACGCGCCAGAGAGTGTTTCTGAGCAGAAGACACGTCAAGCCGTCGAGAAGCGCAAGGCGGACGAAGCCAGGGCGAAGCAGTCCATGCAGGAACGTGCGGGCGCAAAGCTCACCGGCGCAGACGTGGACACGACCAAGGAGATGTTCGGCGCGGAGGTCAAACAGGACAAGGCTGGGCAAGGCAGTTTGTTTTCAAAGCCATCACTCGGAGCAAATGGAGTGCTGGATGACCCCAGTCAGTCATCCGGTCAAGAGTGGTGGTTAAATCCGTCTGGAAAATACCACAGCGCACCACGAGGGCACGACGCTAAAGCAAACCAGCTTTTGAACCGAGATGCAGACGGCATAAAGCCAGGACAGAATAGCAGCATGGCCCTAATGGATAAGGGTTATTTCCGCGTGGTGCGGGATTGGGTTGGGAAAACAGTTCACGCCGAAGGGTTGAAGCTTAATCAATCCCAAGTTGCCGCACTTGAACGGCTGGGAATTGCCAGAGATTACAAAGTCGTTGCTTATGATAGGACTGGCAGTTATCCGCGTAAGATTTACTCACCACCGGAAGAAGCCTTGTTCAGCAAGCCCGAACGCGGCCCGCTGTGGCGGTCGAACATTCAGGACGCACTCGCAACCTGGCAGAACAAGGGCACGGCGGAACAGTTGCGGGCGCACCTGGCCAAGACCAAGGGCGCGATGGATGAAGCGGAATGGATTGGGCTGGATGAGTTCTTGAAGGACAAGCCGAGCGTGACCAAGCAACAGGTGGCGGAGTTTGTCAAAGCCAACACGGTGGACGTGCAGGAAGTGACGAAGGGCGCGCCAGCGCGCACAGAGGAAAACACCATGAAAACCCTGAACGAAAGGGCGCAACTTGAGTTTGATGAGGATTATGACAGCCTCGAAGGGGATCAGCAGCAAGAGATTCAAGATTTGGTTGAAAATGACGGCGGCGTTACAGAAACCAAATTCTCGCAATACCAACTGCCCGGCGGGGAGAATTACCGCGAGTTGTTGCTGACGTTGCCGGAAACTCAGGCGCAAGCATTGGACTACTTGCCGACGGGCTACCGAGTCGAGGAACGGCCAGAAACTTACCGGCGTCCGGGCGCGCTGTGGCAGGTGGTGAACGAGGATGGTGGGGCAATCTCAATCGGCCAGACCAAGGACGAAGCCTTTCTGAAGGCGATGTCTCTCATCAATAAAGACCGCAAGACTTCCGCGCAAGATACCCGGTTCAAATCCACCCACTTTGACGAGCCGAACATTCTGGCGCATGTGCGGTTCAATGAACGCACGGACGCGGACGGCAAGCGGGTGTTGTTCATCGAGGAGGTACAGAGCGATTGGCACCAAAAAGGAAGGAAAGAGGGGTATGCGGACAAACCGTTTTATCGGGTCATGTCTGGCACAGGAACAACCGTATTAAAACAAGGCGGAGAGGGTCAGGCAGTGTTTTCCACGAAAGCTGAGGCGGAAGCCTACGCCGAAAAAGGCAGAACAGTGGGCTGGCATGTGAAAGAAATTTCTGCCCCAGGCGTCCCCAACGCACCCTTCAAAACCACTTGGCCCATGTTGGCAATGCGGAGAATGATCAGGTATGCCGTGGACAATGGGTTTGACAGATTGGCGTGGACGACGGGTGAACAGCAAAATGAGCGGTATGACCTGAGCAAGCAGGTGGACAGCATTGATTACGGAACACCTGACGGACAGGACTACACGCTTGCCATCTACAAAAGCGGGATCGAGATCGGTGAATCTATGGGCGTGCCAGACACCATTCCAGCAAAGGATTTGGAGAAGTACGTTGGCAAAGATGTTGCCAGACGCATCACAGAGGGCGTCAAGACCGGCACGCTCAAAGGTGATGATCTTAAGGTGGGTGGCAAGCCGATGCGGAAGTTTTACGATGAAATGCTACCCAGCGAGGTCAACAAGTTCGTAAAGAAATGGGGCGGCAGAGTGGGGCAGACAAAGATACCAGCAGGGGACAAGCGCACGTTTAGAGGCACGGGAGAATTAGCGGCTGTGCGGGGAAGAATCGAGGAAATCAGAACGGCGTGGGAATCCCCAACCCGAACGGCGGCAGATTGGCAACGATGGAACACAAGCCTGGACGCTCAAGCAACAGACGTAACAGACGCCATGCAGCAGGGATTGCCTTACGATGAGGCGATGCGCCGTCATGGTTCGCCAAGTCTTGCGGCGTTACTGGGTGGAGATTTTGGAAAAGCACCTCACACCGAACAAGTCCATTCCCTCGACATCACGCCCGCCATGCAGGAAGCGGCCATGCAGGGGATGCCGTTGTTTTCCAAGCCGGAACAGTCTAAAGAGTTCGCACAGTTGCAATCGGACATTGCCACGGCTCAAACGGAGTTGATGGATGCCATCCGGCAGCACATGAATCCACCGGAAGGGATGCGGAAGGCGGAAGCGTTGGAAGCCAAGGACGCAGCATCGTCCAAGTTGCGCGGATTACTCGCCAAACAGTTGAAGCTGATGACCAGTGCCACCGTGGACGCAGCGCGGAGTCCTGAACAGACGGCGGAGATGATCAGCCAGACCGTTGACCTGCTGAACAGCATCCAAGACGACATCAGCGAGCGCAACGCCAAGAGTCAGGAAGTGCCAGCGGATTTGACCAAGTTGCGGCAGGACTTGCAAACGCGGTTGAACCTGTTGAAAGGGTGGAGTGATGACCAGACGGATTTGGAAGCGCGCGGTGTGAAGCCGGAGCGGGTGAATCCAGAGGCGCGGACACGCTTCCGGGAGTTGGAGAGTGCCACAGACGCCGACAGCAAGACCGTGGGCGAGTTCTGGCAGAAGATCAAGACCGCATTGCGGTATCTCACGAGCCCGATCCCGGAGTTGCCGTTGACGGGCGAGCGCGCGGAGAAGTCCGCTTTGTTCCGGCGCGGCTACCGTCTGTTTGCGGTGGAAAACAACGCGGTGCGGAAGGCGGCGGCGGAGAAGATCAACGCCGTGGTCGAGCCATTGACCAAGCTGGGGCGCAAACCGGCGGACAATGCCAAGTTGCAACAGTATTATCGGTTGGGCACGGCATTGCAGCGCGCCAAGATGGATCCGGCCAAGACGAAGCTGATCGAGGCGAAGATGGCCGAACTGGAAACGGAGTTGAACAAAGACCCGTTCAACCTGTTCCGTCGGCTCGTGCTGTATCGGGATTTGTGGTGGCGCGGCACGTTCCTCAAAAACGAGCAGGGCGAACCGATCACGTTGCCGATGGGATTGACCGTGGACGACGTGGCTGGCGAACTGCGGAAGCTGACCAAGGCCATCACCGAACACCCGGACGGCTTGGCGATCACGGAAGCGTTGCGCCGACACTACGCGCTGACTGAGGAATTGCAAAAGAGCATCCTCGCCCACGGCGAGATCATCCCGGAAAGCCTGCGCAACCCGCTGTATTTCCCGCATCACGTCATTGATTCATGGAGCGGGAACATCGCGCGGGTGCGACCCAGCACGGAGGAAGATTTCCGGAAGTATCTGATCACACCGACTGGCAGCGGCAAACTGATCCAGACGGACTACCTGAAAGCCATGTATCTGCACACGGCGGATGTGTTGGCGCATAATTCCCGTGTGGAGTTGGTGGATAAGTATTGGAAGCCGTACGACATCAGCGAGGAATTGAAGAAGCAGCACGGCGCGGATTGGAACAAGCCTTGGAACGTACCGCCGGGCTACAAGTTGTTCACTCCATTCAAGAAACTACCGTTGCGGATGGATTACATTCTGAGCCGGGAAGTCTTGGCGGAGAAATTGGGCGTGCTGTTCAACGATGGCGACCTGCGCACGCAGATGGCGGGCAAGGTGTTGAACGTGAAACCGGAGGACCTGCACGCGGCGATGGTGGCCGGTGAAAAGATTCAATGGGCGTTGCCGGAAGAAATCGCGGACGCGCTGAATGGCATCGCCAAGCGCGAATCAGCGGCCACGAATCCGGGGCTCGGCCATGCCATCGGACTACCTTTCCGCATTATGAACAACTTTTGGAAGAAAACCAAGCTGTTCGCCCCGTGGAACTGGATCCGTTACGAATACGGCAACCTTTCAACGGATGCCGTGGATAAGGTGTTGGCGGCGGATCCGGTCACGGCCAAGTATCTCAGTCGCGCGGCGCGCGAGTTGTGGAACGCGGATACCGATGAGCAATCGCCAGAGTTCAAGGCGGCGGCGCGGGAAGGCGTGTTCGACACGATCACAGCGGGCGAGGCGGGCGAATTGACCAAGCTACCGCAGTTCAAAGCGTTCCTCACGCCGGGCGAGTTGCGCATGGAGAACATCCGGCACGCTCTCAGCACGCCGATGCGGGGCAGCAAGTTCCGGGAGGGTGTGTTCCGCTACGCGAAGTTTCTGGCTGACGTCGAGCGATTGCGCGCGGGCAAGCAACCGGTGTATGCCGGTGCGTTTCATGGCGACATCGAGGCGTTGGGCGAGGATGTGGACGGACAACGCAAATTGTTGGAAGGGGACGAATTGATTTATGCGAAAGCGGCGGAAATCAGCCTCAAAACATACGGGGATTACAACAGCTTGGGTGTGGCCGGGCAATGGCTGCGGACGTATGCCGTGCCGTTCTGGTCGTGGCAGGACGTGAATTTCAGGTATCACGCCAACCAACTGCGGAACATCGCGGACGGCATCAGGGGCGTGAAAGGGGCGACGTCGAGGCACGCGGCATTGCGCTACGCTGGCGTGCGCGTGGTGACAACATTGATCGCCGTGGGCATCGCCAAGGAGCTTTGGAATCAGTTCGGCGGCGTGGCGTTGGGTCTATGGGACGATGACGACGACCTGGAAGCGAGCTTGAGCGAGGCGGACCGGCGGCGCGGACATATCCTGATCGGCAAAGACGCCAAGGGTCAGGCGATGGTGGTCTATACCCCAAGCGCATTGAGCGACGTCGCGGAGTGGACAGGCGGGCAGAACATGAAGCGGCTTTTCATGGAATACGCGCGCGGCCAGATCACGCTGAATCAATTCATCAGCGACTACGCCAAGCAGTTGCCGAAGGATGTAGTCAACAAATTGGCGCAGAGCGTCGGGCCGTTGGGCAAAGCACCCTACGAACTGGCGAGCAATAAGGCGACATTCCCGGACATCTTGGATCAACGCACGATCCCGGACAGTGATCGCTGGTGGCGGCTCGTGGGCACGCTCACCGATGACAGGGCGGTTAATGTGCTGCGGAGCGCGTTCGACCAGGACTATTACAGCCAGCCCGCTGCGGAGCAGTTGCAACAGATCATCTTGCAGGTGCGCCGGCGCGATCCTGAGCAATGGGCGTACTTCGAGGCGCGTGAAGATGCTTCCGACTGGAAGGAAGCCAAGACGGGCAAGCGTTTCGAGTTTGGCAGCTACAACGCACCCGAAGCGCAGGCGTTGCGGAACTTCCGCAAATCCATCTATCGCGGCGACGTGGCGAACGCAGAGCGGTTTTACGCGAGCCTGCTGGACTACGGCTACACGGCGGAACGATTGGACGCCAGCATCCGCAACCAACACCCGTTGTCAGACTTGAACGTCGCGGAGCGCGCGGAATACACCAAGGCATTGACCGACCGGCAAAAGCGGGAATTGGAACTGGCGACGAAGTATTACAGCCGGATCAAGGCGATGGATACACGGGAGCGAGACTTGTTCAAGAGCAAGAAATACCCGGATCAGAAGCCTAATCCGGCGCTGCTCAAGCGGATTGTGGAGGAACAGCGGCGGTGAGGCGCTCACGAACGGCGCGGATGTGTTTCCAGTTTCTCCGTGCGATTATCGCCTGAATTGAGGAATGGCTCACTCCGTAAGTCCGAGCCAGTTCAGACTGGTTAGCTTCCCCGTTTGCATACTTAATGCGTATTTGCGTGACAGCTTCCGGCGTTAGCTTTGCTGTGTTCACCAATGATCCGCGAGGACAATTCCTCCCATTAAGACGACCTTTTGCGCTTGCATCTTCCATGTTTTGCTTCCTCGTCCCTTTAAACAGGTGCGCCGGGTTGCAGCATTTTCGGTTGTCACATTTATGGCAAACATCAAGTGCTAAACCTACCAAACCAAAGTGCAATTCGTATGCAAGTCGGTGTGCGGAAATCGGCGCAGTTGGCTTAATCCAAAATGTTCCGTATCCGCTTGAGCTGCATCCCGCCACCCACACCCAACACGCGCCAATCTCCGGGCAATGCGTCGGCACTGTCCCATTCGTGTCCACCTTAGACCAGAATCGCGCGATGGTCTTTTCGTTGTAAGGTTGTAGCGTCATTGCATTGTCTGTGTTTTTAGTGAACCAGCATTAAGCTTTTCCAAAACCGCTCTGACGTGGCGGCATGTCCAACTGGCGCAAGTTCTGTTGTGATGGATCGCACAGGCGCAGCGAGGAAGCCCCGCGCCGGGTTGCAAGTCCACCAGCCAAGGCAATTCGCTGCTGGGCGAACTGACCCAAAAGCGCGTCGGCTCGTGGTCCACGGGGGTGATGGTCATATCGCTTCAATTCTCACGATCACGCCTTCGCGTCCAAAGGTGTGCATTTGCTGATACTGCCAGGTGATGCAGGGATCCCCGTCGTCGAGGCCGAGCGTTTCCGCGATGGCGTCTTGAATGGCTTTGAAGCTCGCAGCGTTGTTGTCAGGGTCAAGAGGGCGTCGGCGTAGGGCAACGAGGCTGACAACCACGCGGCGCGGGCGTCCTGTTTGTGCCGGATGCGTTCGCGCAACTTCCCGCTCGTGGTGCGGTTCGGGCTGGGCGGGCGATACGGGACGAAGATCAGCAGCGAGAGCGGCGCGGAGTTTGGCTTGGGTGCGTTCATTGAAGTCGGAAAGTTTGAAGCTCACACAACCCCAGCTTTCACCATGTCATCGGCGGCATCTTCCATGAGCGCGTGATCTAGTGCGGCGATGGCTTCCGCTGGCGTCTTGCCGGTTGCGCCCACTTTGAAGCTCTCGCCATTAACTTGAACATCCTCGAAGTTTAGGATGGCGAAGAATCCACCGACTCTGGCGTCTTGCGCGACGATGAATTTGCGGGATTGGCCGAACGAGAGCGCGGATTCAATCCACGTGGGTAGTGTTGTCATAGTGTTTGTTCGTGGTGTCAGAAGTCAGTTTTGCAGAGAATTTAGCCTCCCAATTTTTCCAGTGAGGCAAATGTCCTGTGGCAACAAGAGTTAACGCTTTAGCGGCGCGCAAAGCGTAGGGATGCGGCGACGAAAGTCTATTATCTGGCGGAAACAAAGATTGATGATCACGGCACCATTTTCGCAAGTTCCTGACACGATGCGTCTCCCCTGATGGTGTTCTAAGTATGTAATGCTTTCCGAATCCGCACGCCCTACTGCAAGTTTTTGTTCTGCCATTGTCAAAATCAGCGAATGGATTGCCGCAAACCGGACAGTTGCGAATTTTAGGCCTCCTGCTCAAGGCTTTAGAACATGGCTTTAGAAGTCTGACTTGGTTGCCACCAATTTGATGCTCGTGTTTCATGTGCCAGCGCATCTCAGTTCTTGCTTTGGTATCTTTGCTGTCTGAAACGCGCCAGTGGCAGATAGGGCATTTGAATAGTTCAACTGCTTTGATTTTATAGATGGTCGGCTTGCTGTTCATGCGAAACCACAATAAACACAGGGCAAACTAAGTCAATAAAATTACGAAATCTTTGTTGACGCAGGAAAAGCGACGTGTCATAGTCTTGGTGCAACATGAAACTGAGTGAACAAATCAAGAGACTCCCAGCCGGTAAAATCATCCAGGTCAAACCCTCTCAAATGCGGACGGTCTATTATCACGCGCACAACTTCCGGGACATCACCAGCCGGGTCAACCTCAAGACCGGCGCGCGATATGTTTTGCTGGGGGAGTTTTTCCGGGCGACGGAGGCTGCCAGCAATGAACGATAATCCTTGTTGTGCATACAAAATTATGATGACCACACTGCAACTGACCCGACACGCGATGAACCAACCATCTTTCTACATCAACTACGCGGCCACTGCCAAAATCTGGCGGGAGACGGCGCAACGAGCGCATGAGGAAGGGGACTTTGAGGCCATGCGGATGTCGCATCTGCGCGCTTTGGAGAATGAGATATTGGCCCGGGCACAGGAGGCAAAATGCGCCGCCTGATCCGATCCTTGGTGCGCTGGGTTCACTGCGAGCCGCCTGCGGTGAATGTACGGCGGCACAGCCTGATCCGGTGGCTGGTGTTTCACGGTGGAATTGAGTGAGGAACGAAAAAGCTGAGACATGAGCGCCAACAGCACAAACTGCAACCAATGTGGAAAGTATCTCGAACACCCAATGACGTGCCCCGAATGTCATGCGCCAAGCGAATAGTCTCCAGCGCAACCTTGCGCGTCCAAATTTATGATGACAATTGAAACTGCCCGGCGCTCGCCACGTCGCCTGCATCGAATGGTTAGGCCACGTCGGATCATCGTGACCTTCATTGACCCGTTCGATGACGAGCCTGTGGCGGAGAACAACTACCATTACGACGCCAGACTATCTGCCGATGTATTTTACTCGCGGCATGTCCGAAAAGTGCAACAAGCACTCAAAAAAATCCAAAGCCACATCCTGCAAGGCCGCACTCCGCGAATCGAAGTGTGCCTAGTGGCCTACGACCCAAGCTCAGCGACGGCGCGATGAACCACAACGCTACAATTTTACGGCCAACGTCCGCGCTGCCCAGCGAACCGCGGGTTCGCAGCAGCGCGATGGTTAGATGCGACGGGTGGAGCGCAGAATTGGGGTGCGACAAAGAATGCGAGCCGCAAGAATGGGCAGGCCGATACGGAGGAAAGAACCTCTGCAAACAATGCGGGCAACGAAGCGATGATGATGCTCGTGCGTGGAGATGGCTCACAAGTTGAGAAAGCATCTAACGACTGACTTGAGGCAAGACGCCGGAAACGAGCATGGAACGCAAAATGGATACTCAAATTGAAATCAACGATGGAGCGCAAAACGGGGCGTCTTTGCCTCCAAGGAATGGTTCGGCTTTCCCGCCCGTCTTGGACGTGTGCTGCGGAAGTAGGATGTTCTGGTTCGACCGGAATAATCCCGCCGCGCTGTTCTGCGATAAGCGCGAAGAAAAGCACGTCCTCTGTGACGGCCGCGACTTGGAAATCTCGCCAGACGTGAAGTGCGACTTCACCGCCCTGCCGTTCCCTGACAACACATTCTTTCTGGTCGTGTTCGATCCTCCGCACATGAACTCGCTGGGCGCGAATAGCTGGCTCGCCAAGAAATACGGGCGACTACTTGGTGACTGGCACGACGAACTCGCGGAAGGCTTTCGGGAATGTCTGCGCGTCCTCAAACCAAACGGGACGCTCGTGTTCAAGTGGAACACAACGGATGTGCCGCTCGATGAAGTGCTGGCACTCGCTCCAATCCCGCCGCTCTTCGGTCATACGACCGGGAGGCAGGCGAAAACAGTGTGGGCGACATTCTTGAAGCCGAACGGAGAGTTCAGGCGCACAGACCCGCCGTTGAAACCATGACGACACTCGAACAATCCAAGCCTGACGGCGAAGCCCGCGACTCCGTGCTGCGAATCGGGGCTGTGTCGTCCTGCAACGATTTGTTACCCGGCCAATTCGTGAACATCATAAACGGAGACTGCCGAACCGTGCTGAAAGAACTCGCGCCCGAATCCATCCAGTGCGTCGTGACAAGCCCTCCGTATTGGGGGCTGCGGGACTACGGCCACGCGGACCAAATCGGGCAGGAAGAAACGCCTGACGCCTACGTGGAAACCATGCGTCAAGTGTTTGCGGAAATCTGGCGCGTGCTGAAAGATGACGGCACGGCATGGCTGAACCTCGGAGACTCCTACGCTCGAAACGGTGGAACGCCCGGTGGCGGAAACCGTGAACTCATGCACATGGAAGGAACTCAATCGCGCATGTGCAAAATCCCGGCCGGCGCCGGCCTGAAAGTAAAAGACCTTGTTGGTATTCCGTGGCTGGTCGCGCTCGCGCTGCGTGCCGATGGCTGGTATCTCCGCCAAGACATCATCTGGCACAAGCCGTCAACCATGCCGGAAAGCGTAACTGACCGATGCACCAAGGCGCACGAATACATCTTCCTGCTAACCAAGTCTCAGAAATACTACTTCGACAACGAAGCCATCAAAGAGCCTTCGGACTATCCCGATGACGACCGGAAAGGGCGCTCCTATGACCATCACAAATCCGCGCCGCCGGTAGAACGAAACGGCGTGAGGTCGGGCAACTATCTCGACTCTGGTCGAAGCTCCTACGCGATGAGGAATAAGCGCAGCGTGTGGAGCGTGACAAACGCGGGATACTCAGAAGCGCACTTTGCGACGTTCCCGCCAGACCTGATAAAACCCTGCATCCTCGCCGGCACGAAGCCGGGCGACGTGGTGCTCGATCCTTTCGGTGGTAGCGGAACGACCGGCATGGTCGCTCTGGAACTCGGTCGCCGGGCTGTTCTCGTCGAACTGAATCCAGACTACGCGAAATTGTGCGATGAAAGATGCACGACAACCCGAGGGCTACCGCTGGCCGGGTAACGATAAGTCCAGCCAAGCCGGAACGGGACGCGCCGATTGAAACCGCGATGCAATCCGGCTTTGGCTGCGACGACGGGTTGGCAGACGAAAAGAAAAATATGGACACAGAACACCAAAAGCTAAATGCGTGGATCGCGCTGAATGTCACGAGGACGCTGCGCCGCATCTCTGATGCTGAATATGCCGTCGTGTGCGCCATCTGTGAGGAAGCGAACAAAGAACCGCACCCGAACCTGATGCTCACGCTGCCGTATCGCCACGAAGGACACTGCCCGAAATACACCACAGACTCCGTCGCCGCGATGGTGGTTCTGGAATACTGCATGAAGAATCTCGACCGGCTGACTGGTCGCACTAACTTTCAAATCGTGGTGCTTTATGACGAAGGAAACAAAGCGCCATTCTGCGTGATGACTGACTCAAGAAATGCCGACGACGACAGCATACACGTCGAAAACTGTGCGTCGGCGGAAACGATGGAACTGGCAATCTGCCGCTTCTGTAAAAACCTGCATACCGGCAAGGGCGTGGCCGAGTCTGCCAACGCCGCGCTATGCGACGGCACGGTCGAACACCAACCAACTACCGAAGCTAAAAACCTATGAGACTACGAGGACATCAACTGGACGGATTCAACGCCTCATTAAAATCCGGCGACACAGCGAAAGCACATCAGGAACTCCAAACGGCGTGCGCCAGAGCCGAGGGCATAGTGCCGTTCGCATCAGCAAGTGGTTCGGCCACGGCCATAGACCTGAATCGGTATGAGCAGGCCAGAGCAGAGCGCCAGCGGTGGACACTCGCCCAAAGCGTGGAAGCTCAGGAGGAACGAATCGCCGCGCACTACACAGCCTTCGCGCACCTCGCGATGCAACTGCGAGAACTGACAGAGGCGAGAAAGCACGGCTGCACAACCGACATAAACGACACGATCCGCTTTCTGGCTGGCAAAATCCGCGAAGGCCATCTGATGGAGTTTGGCATCCAACTGGAGTGGCCGAACGTGGAGCTAAACGACCGGCGCAACCAACCTAAATCATGAGCGAAGCCAAACTCAAAGCCTGTCCGTGGTGCGGGTCTAAACCAAAAACCACAAGCCTGTCACGCGACTGCTGGCAAACATACTGCGCGAATCTTGAATGCGAAGCCGAAATATCCGTGATGGGGATAACAAGCTACCAATCCCTGCGTATCTGGAACGAGAGGGCAGGCGACCGCGAACCAGAGGCCGTCCCAAACGCCGGGGCTATAGCCGGTTCGTTTCAGCGAATGGTTGGACAGAGCGACCCGGGGCGATGGATAAAGAGAGTCCATGGCAAATACTCACGCAATGGAGACCTGCTGACGATACGAACAGCCGAGGCTCTCATTGAAGAACTACAAGACACCATCGCCGCGCTGTCCAACAATTTTTCCACAACTCCTGTTCGCTGAATATGAAACTGGAAATCGCCATTGAAAAGATGCGGGACACGATACGGCTCAGGCATTTGTCTCTTGCCACCGAGCAGAGTTACATCGGTTGGCTCGGGCGGTTTTCACGATTTGTGGCGGAACGGTGTCCGGTGGGTTCACCGGAGCAGAAGATGGAGGCGTTTTTGACTCAACTCGCCAAACAGGATGTGTCCGCTTCCACCCAGAACGGTGCGTTCTGTGCGTTGCTGTTCTTTTATCGCGAAGTGATGAAGGTGGAAGTCGGCAGGGTGGATTCGTTGCACGCCAAGAAGCCGGCGTTTCTGCGGTTTGCGCCGGAAATGGATGAGGTTCGCCAGTTGATCGCGGGTCTGCAGGACGTGGGCGGGTATCCGACGCGGCTGATCGTGAAGCTGATTTACGGCTGCGGACTGCGCGTGTCCGAGCCTTTGAATCTGCGCGTGAAGGATGTGTTGATGTCGGAATCCAAGCTGGTGATCCGGGGCGCGAAGGGCGGCAAGGATCGGTTTGTTTCGCTGCCGTGTTCGCTTGTGCTGGAATTGACGGCGCAACTGGCGTTCGCAAAGTGCGTGGGCGAACAGGATCGGTTGAACCGCGTGCCGGTGGCGTTACCTAGATTGCTGGCAACGAAGTATCCGCACTGGCAGTTCTCGACGAAGTGGGCGTTTCTCTTTCCTGCGCGGGCAACCTGTAAACATCCCCGATCCGGCGTGACGGTGCGCTATCGCTGTCACGAGGCCAACGTGCAGCGGTGCGTGAGGAACGCGGCCCGTCCGCTGGGGCTGGACATCACGCCGCATCATCTGCGGCACGCCTACGCCACGCATTGCCTGAACGCGGGGCAGAATCCACGCGCGATCCAGCAGGCGATGGGACACAGCCAGCTTGAAACCACGATGGGCTATCTCCATGCGGAGGCCATGAGTGTGAAAAGTCCGATGGAATATCAACCGGCATGAATGCGCTGACCTATCCGAATCATCCAGGGGCGAAGGTGGCGGGCACGAGCCATGACGCGGCGGACAACATCGCGGAACATGCGGAGACGTTGAGGGATCGGGTGGACGGACTGTTTTCTAGGCATGACGGGTTGACGGCGGATGAGTGCGCGGAACTGCTTGGTGCGGAGATTTGGAGCGTGCGACCGCGGTTGAGCGAACTGCGGCGGCTGGGTCGGATCGTGGAGACGGATCAACGGCGGAAGAATCGCAGCGGCATGACGGCGACGGTATGGAAGCGCGCGGTTGTCGTGACCCCGGCGCAGCAGGACTTATTTTTCCCATGAACACACAAAACAAAAACCAAATGCAATTAGACCAGCCGGGCATTGACTCGGCGTTTCTTACACTGTTGCAACACCATCGGAGCGGCCAAATCCTGAGTGATTTGAGCGCGGCGATGCGTGAAGTAACAGAGGCGGCGCAGCTACAAGGCAAACCGGCTGCGATCACACTTAAAATCACGGTCAAACCAGCGTCCAACGCCTGCGGTGCGGTGGTGGTGGTGGACGACATCAAGACGAAGCTGCCCACACCTGAAAAGAAAGGCTCGTTCTTCTTCTCGGACGATGCCGGCAACCTGTTCCGGGACGATCCACGACAGAAGGAGTTGCCGTTGCTCAAGACGGTGGACGGCGGGAAGTCGTTTGACGTGGTGGAACTCAAGAAAGTGGCGGCAAACTAATCAAACCTATGGAAATCACATCACAAGCGATAGATACACTTCTGGCAACGGGACGGGGACAACAGGCGATCAACCTGAATCCTCAAGGCGACCCGTATTTCATCAATCCCGGCGGCACAGCTACCAGTCTGGCGCAATTCTTTCCACCGCGCAGGGTGCGTCAGAGCGTGGCGCTGTTGGATGCTGGCAGCTTCATAGATTACGTGAACCGCTTCAAAAGCGCGGATTCGCTAATCTTCTCCAACGTGACGGAAAGCAACGCCACGTTCACGGCCATCTTGGACTATCACAAGAAGGACTTGACGGCGGACTACTGCGCGCATCGTGCGTCATTCACCACGCAGCCGACGCCGGAGTGGGCGACCTGGTTGAAGGCAAACCGCGTGCCCATGAGTCAGGTGGACTTTGCCACATGGCTTGAGGACAACTTGAAGCTGTTTGTCACCGGACCGGATGAGGCATCGCCCACCGCAGCGGAACTGCTGGAACTGGTGCGGACGTTGCACGGTCATCAAAACGCCAGGTTCAGCAGCAATCTTCGTCTGCAAACCGGCGCGTTCTCGGCCAGCTACGACGAGGACACCGAGGTTAAGGGAACCATCACCACGAAGCCGGGCAGCATTGACCTACCCGCGCAGATCACGGGCGGTTTCCCGCTGTTCCAAGGCGGGGAAGCCTACGCAGTACCGGCCCGGCTCAAGAGCCGGATCGTGGAGCGCAAGCTCATGTTGCACTTCGAGACGATCAGCCTGCCGCAACTCGTGCGTGAGAACATCATGGCAGTGGTCAAGCAGGTGGCCGACAAGACTGGCATCATTCCGATGCTCGGACAGGCGTAAGACATTCCACAAGGTGAACGCCAGCCGAATGGCGTGACAGCCGGAGAGACGGCAAACGATTTCAGTCAGGATTTTACAGAATTATGAATACCAATTATGACCGTGACAGTGTGATAAAGGCAGAGATAAAAGGTTTAGGGCGACTGCAAGACGCGCAATGCGAGCGCGAGCGTATTCCCATGCTGCCGCTGCTGTTGAATGACCTAAGCCGCGCAACAGAGGACACGGCGGAACTGGTGGAGCAACTGGAAAAGCAGTTGGATTCAATCACGGCACCAGAGTTGTCTGTGCCATCGCCAGTTAATCAAAAAGACCCATCTTGTTTGCCGCCCGCGTTAGAGATGTTGCGAACGACATTGAGCCGGGTGAACGCCGTCAACGCCAAACTGAACGGACTGAGGCGGCGCGTGGAAATCTGATATGAAAGCAACTATTACCATCGTGGATACACCCAGCGGCAACGCGACCGTCACGCTGGATTTCAGTGAACCGACGCCGAAACGTGACGCGCAGACTGCGGCGACCAAGATCGCGTATGAGATTCTGCAATACATCGAAGGACGGGCGAGCAAGATCGGCAGCAAGGAAACCAGCATCGGCGGGAAGAGGATCGTCAGCAAGCCGGGCGACACAAACAACTAAATCATGACAGCACACATATTGGCGGCGGAATTGGAATGCAAATGGACGGAACTGAGCCGCGAAAGCCCGGTCAACCGGATGCTCGCACTCGAAAGCCTGCTGCTCAATTTCCAGCATGAGATTGTGACTCAGACGGGGGATTTTCTGCTGAACGGACCGGAGGTCGGGAATTGAAACGGCGGCAGATTACGGCTGGGGTGCGCCGGGAGAAGGCGCGCGGACCGAACGGGGGCGGGCGTTCAATGAACTGGGAACTTCGTTGCGGAGAGAAGTCGTCGGTGGGATCGAGTCTGGACGAACTGGAACGGCGGCTGGCGGCATTGTCTCCAAAGGGAAAGACAACATGAACAGATCAGAACGGCGCAAACTCCTGGCGGAGTTGAGCGCAACCGAACCGGAACGGCTGGACGCCCAGGCGGACACATGGCTGGCTCAACATCAAAACGCCGAGCCCAAGGAACAGTTCCGGCTTGCGCTGCTGATCGCATCCGCACGGCTGGCGGCGAGCGATCTGCGGGCGATGCGTGCGGCGCGGCATCGGCTGGCTTATTCACAGGGTTATTCACAATGAACATTTGCGCGACAACAAATCAGGACATCAACGTGTGCGAGTGCGGCGTGTGTGCGCCGTTGCGTCGGATCAAGGAGGCGAGCGCGGCGCGGCGCAGGGCGGTGTTCCATCATCGCACTGGGGCGCACAAGAAGGGCGTGGGTCATTGGTGGGTGGGCAAGTTGAAGGAAAACGGATTGAAGTTGGCCGATGCGGAATTGCCGAGGGGGGACAGGGAATGACGATAGATTGGAAAAGAGTTGCCGGGACGATGCGGGCGGAGTTGGATCGGGCCGCATTGAACGAGCGTCCCCGCATGGTGTTGGCGGTGCTGATCAAGGCCACGCTGATGCGGCAGCGGACGGCGGTGGTGTTGCCGGATCGGGAGGCGCTGTGCGGGTTGCTGGGGATCGCCAAGCAGCACATGCGCGGCGTGTGGCGGGAGATCGAGGACGCGCGCATTGCGACGTTCCGGGCGGTGGGAGACGGTTGGGAGTGTGTGATGAACGCCGATTCAAGCCAGTGGGCTTGCGAATGGGTGTTTTCGCGTGAACAGATGTCCACGTTTCTGGACTTCCTGGATCGCGCCCCGGGGCAGTCGCAGGGCAGCTTGCTCGCGCCTGAACCCAACATCACGCGTACTCGCGGCGAACTGGCTGCGGAAAATCTGAGTAACCAAAATGGTTACTCAAATCCGCCGCCAGTAACCAAGTTGGTTACTCAGCCTGCCCGCCAAGCTCAACCGTTCGGGAAGTCCACGCCTATTAATGCTTTAAAGGTTCAAGGTTCTAAGCCTTATACAAGGCTTTCAAACCTTGAACCTTTAACGGAGCCCGGATTGATGCAGCGATGTGAGCAACTGTTTGGAAAGTCCATCATGGTGACTTACGGGGCAAACTGGCGGCTGCGTGCGCGTGAGAATCCCGGCAAACTGGATCGGGTGTTGAATGATACGGTGTGCGCGATGAAGGAAGGGCGCATCAAGACCATTCCGGCGGCGTATGCAAATGACACATGGGGGAGATTCAAATGAAGAAATTCGAGATATGCGTCAAGCAACTGGCGTGCGACTTGGGGCGGCATGTGAACTACGTTTATGCCATGAAATCGAAGGGGTTCGATGGTAAGAGTGTGCCGGCGGCATTGGAGTGGGTCAGGAACAACGGGTTTGTGATTGTGCGAGGCAAGGCGCAATTGAGGGGCAAACATGACTAAAAAGCAACGGCAGAGAAAAAAAAGGGCGGCGTTGGTCAAGGCTGGGCTTGCGGGTCGGCGCGGCGCGCGGAAAAGCGTGACGATGGCCGTTGTGGAGCGGGTTGGCATCCGCATTTCCAAGGGATTACCGCTGGATTATGCGCTTGCATTGGAGGATCAGGACATCAGCGTGGATGCCTTCCATAAGGCCTTGGCTAGAGAACCCAAATTGTCCACCCACCTGAACCGTTTCAAGGCAAAATTCATCGAGGAAAGCGTCATTCGTCTCTCAGAGGGCGAGATGGCGGACCTGAAATGGCTGCTGGTGCGGCGGCATCCGGACATTTTTGCGATGCCGAGCGAGAAGGCGGAAGCGCCGAACGCGGACAAGGTGGCGGACGGGTTGCAGGATTTGCTGAACCGTAGCAGTGAACTGGCGCGGTTGAAAGCGGGGCTTGGATCGTGAAGGACATCGAGGCCACGGCGGAATATCTGGCAACACCGAGCCATTACGCGAAGGCGTATCTCGGATTCAGCCTGCATCCCAAGCAGGCGCAGGTGTTGGACGACCTGTTTTGCAAACCCAAGCAACGCGTGGCTTTTTTGTGCGGTAATGAGGTGGGCAAGACATCGCGCGTGGCGGTGTCGGCCATCCTTTTTGCGTTGCACCAGTTGAAATCGCGGGTGCAGATGACAAGCGGCTCGGATCGCCAGTTGAAGGAGCAGTTGATCCCGAACCTTAAGCGTGTGGCGCATCGTTACCGGCAGTTCGGATGGGAGTTTCTGGATCGGTCCATAAAAATAAACGGGATCAACCAGTTCCTCGCGTATGCGGCGCGGGACGAGGGCACGTTTCAGGGTTTCCACGAGGAAAGCGAAAACGAGTCGAAAATAGGGCAACTCATCATCGTGGACGAGGCGGCGGCGGTGCGGGACGAGATCATAGGCGCGGCGGAGGATCGGTGCAATCCGACATGGCTGCTCATCATGGGCAGTCCGCTCGACCCCACCGGCAAGTTTTACAGCATGACGCGGGAGTTGAGCGCGTTCTACTCATGCCATCGGTTGAGCAAGCTGGATTGCACCACGGACAAGGTATGGAAAGGCGGCAAGGGCTGGCTGGATGCGGACGATGTGGCGCGTACGATCGCCAAGAACTGCGGTATACCGATGGATGTGGCGTTGACCATCGTGCGCACGGGCGAGCATCACGGGCAGATCAAAGACCCGCTGACCCTTTCCAGCGTGTTTGCGGAGTTTGCCAGCTTTGTCGAGAACGCGCTGTTGACCCTGACGGAATATCAGAAGGCGGAGGACAATCCGCCGAACTTCGATCCGAGCCAGGACAAGCACATTTTCTGCGACTTTGCCGGCGGTCGGGCCAAGAACGTGTGTGCGGTGCGGGTGGGCAATCGCGTCTGGATAGAAAAGAAGTGGGTTGAACCGAACGAGATGACGGCGGTGGGCGAGTTCATCCACCTGTTTAAACGATTGCAGCAGGAACACGGGTTTGTGGGCGAGGAAATCAGCGGGGACGGTGACGGGCTTGGCGGGCCGATGGTGCGGCGGATTCAAGAGATGGGTTGGGCGATCAACGACTTTCATGGGGGCAGCGCGGCGCGGTTCAACGAGCGGTATCAGGACGCATGGACCGAGGCGTGGTGCGAAGGCGCGAACCGGATCAAGCAATGCAACATCATTCTGCCAAAGGATCAAGAGTTCCGGGGGCAGGCCCTGGCGCGCAAGACCAAGTTCATCAGCAGCGGCAAGCTGAAACTCGAGACGAAGGAGGACATGCGCCGGCGCAACATCCAGAGTCCCGACGAGGCGGACGCGATCTTCTGCGCGATGATGCCTGCACCGCTGGCGCGGAGCATCCAGTTTGGGCAGAGCAAAAGCGCGAACTGGCGGGAGATGATGGAGGAAGTGAACACAGGCGCAACGCCGACGTTCTTTCAATAAACAAGTATGAAAATAGAACTATTGCAAATGGGATTTGATAAGGCATTTGAACGGATGAAAACAGACCCCGCTTTTCGTGAGAAATACAGATCAAAAACAGATACATGGTGGGCGTGGCATCCGGTGCAGTGTGGGGCACTTGGAACAGGGTCGTGGGTTTGGCTGCGTCGAGTCTGGCGGAACTCAGAGGTCAGCGAGCCGGGCGGCCCTGCGCGTCCGAACTCGCGGCAGACGTAGCCCGCCCGGATTCGCTGCACCGATTTGTTCGAGCGTCCGGTTACAAAATCTCGATGAAAAAAGAACGAAAAACATTTGACAAGGTAGCTACCTTGTGCGAAACTGCTCCCGTGATCGAGATGAACTCGACCACGAAACAAAATAGACGAAACTATGAAAACGAAACTGACCATCAACCACAACGGATTCCACGGCTACACATCCTGCTCGCTCGTCGTGGACGGAAACCCCGGAGACCGCGTGCAACTCTCGGAATCTCAAGTCAAAAAGCTCAAGCGCAAGGCTTGCGGATGCAGCGACTGCAAATGCGGGGAATCACTGCACGCGGCCTGCGAAATCCCCGAACCGTGGATCAACGACAGCCCGGTGTATCTGACCATCCCGGAAACCGGGACGGAAATCGAAGTGCGCGGGAACTATCCTCAGCGGTGAGACGCGAAAGCCTAAAACTTCAAGAAAGCGACAGGCGGCGGATGGTGCTACGCATCGCTCGCGGAGAAGCGCAAACATTGGGGTAATGCGAACTGGTGAAAAACCTGTCATCCGTCTCGGTTTCAACCGTGGGCAAGGTCAGGATCATCGGGGCAACCACCCTCGGCGGGTTGAAGCATTGCAAGGAAAACAGCAGCCTCACCAATGCTGCGATGGAGAACCTGGTGGAGAACTTTTCGCCGCTGGATTGCAGTGACGCCTCGCTTCTGTTGAAACATTACATGGTCGGTTTTTTCAAACCCGGAATGCTTCTGATCGTGAACGACGGTGCTAAAAACCGGCTTATCGAAATCAAAACGGTGGATGCCGTGGACGAAAAGTCCAAGGAGGAAATACTGTTGTTGAAGCACGAGATCACTCAGCAAAACAGGAAGATTGAGCAGTTAAGAAAACGCCTGTCAGATTTGACCCAAGATTAACTTTATGACCCCGACTCAACATTGCGAGATGTGTCAGCATAGGATTTTCATATCAGGGATCGGACTTCAATGGTTTCTTGGAGTTGTTTGGATTCTGGTTTGCCGTTGGTGCGTGTTGAAAAGTTACCGGCGTTCCGTTTCCAGTTGGACAATGCCGATGTCCACGATTTCATCGGATTCTTACCGACCCGCCATCCGTTGCTTTCGTAGAAGTCGAAGAACTTTTCAGCCTCGAAGTCAGTCAACCCGATCTTGGCCGCTTGAAGCAAGACAGCTTCGATGGACGGCTTTTGCGTGCGCGGGAGCGGAGCGACATTCGTACACGAGGGCGAGGGCGAGGGCGAGGGCGAGGGCGAGGGCGAGGGCGAGGGCGAGGGCGAGGGAGCCGAACACTTGCTAACATTTGCTAACATTTGTTTGCAAGAACCATCCTCAAATGAGGGGAACTTACTTTGACTACGGGCTTTCTCTTGCCAACGGGACAACTGCAAATATCGCTTCCCGTCTTTTTCGTAGAAAACGGCGAGATCATTTGAAATCATTTGTTCGCAGAGTGAAATCATTTGTTCGCAAGTGATTTCAGGGTTGAATGGAAATGCCAGCGATTTCAACAGCATGGGGTGAGCTTCAAACCGCCCGTAGTCGTCAACAAGCGTGATGATCCGAACGTAAAGGGACTGGGCTTGCCATGAGACTGCGTTGAATCGCGTGCTTGTCGTCAGTCCAGGCCTGAGAAATCTTTGTGGCATTATTCAGTTTCCTCCTCAAGACACTTGCGCTTGATGCCGTGGACATATTTCAAAATATCAACTTCCCTGCGACCTGATAGTTTTGCATTGGCGATTTGAAGCCAAGAGAACAATGCATCGCTTCCGAATCTTTTACAGATCGAAACATAATGGTTGAGCGAGGTTTTCTGTAAAGATTCAACACCAAAGATTTCGCAGTAAAAATTACAAATCTCCTGCCGCAGTTCCAAAGACTTCCTCGCTGACTCCACGGCTTTTTTGTGAATATCGTTTTGCTCTTGAAACTCCTGAGCGAGACTTAACCTGTGAGATTCAATCTCGACCTGATTTGGAATTTGTTTCGCAGCCTTACCTTGATTGCAAGTCTCACACGAAGTAATTAAATTTGTTTCATCATTCGTTCCACCCTTTGAAACCGGATCAATGTGATCTATCACAAGCTTCACCTCGTCACTTTGTCTGCCGCAGTATTTGCAAGTGAATCCATCCCTTGAGAACACCGAAAACCGAACCCTTTTTGATATGCTTTGGCGTTTCATTCAATCCCCCCAAACACCCAATGCATCACCCGACGTTGGAAGCGGCTCATGCCACGGCACTGAGGAAGCGCCGCGTCTTACCGTTTGCGCCGGGTGACGCAGTGGATTTTTGTTGATGTTATGTTGCATGATCTTCTGACGGGCTTCCGACCCGGCTCTTGCGAGCGGTTGAACTAAATCACTTTTTCTCCGGCGTGTCACCAAGAATCTTCTGACACAGATAAAAGCCCCATGCGATGATGATGGGACGCACCCACCAAGACGATGCCTTCGGCGCAGTCCAGACACTCAGCCAGAAGATCAAAGCAACGGCAAAATATCTCATTTTGTGAATAGTCAGTAACCCTGTGAATAAGCCAACCGATGCCGCGCCGCGCGCATTGCCCGCAGATCGCTCGCCGCGAGCCGGGCGGCCGCGATCAACAGCGCCAGCCGGAACTGTTCCTTGGGCTTGGCACATGAGTGTTGGGACAGCCAGACATCCGCCTGGGCGTCCAGCCGTTCCGGTTCGGTCGCGCAGGACTCCGCCAGGAGTTTGCGCCGTTCTGATCTGTTCATGTTGTTTTGCCCTTTGGCGACAACGCCGCCAAGCGCCGTTCCAATTCGTCCAAGCTTGAGCCCACGGACGACTTTTCTCCGCAACGAAGTTCCCAGTTCATTGAACGCCCGCCCCCGTTCGGGACGCGCGCCTTCTCCCGGCGCACCCCAGCCGTAATCTGCCGCCGTTTCAATTCCCGACCTCCGGTCCAAGCTGCGTCAAAAACGCTTCCATCTTCAATTCTGGTGAACCCACCGGACACCGCTCCGCCACGAATCTTGAAAATCGCACGAGCCAGCCGATATAACTCTGCTCCGTAGCGAGCGATAAATGCCTGAGCCGTATCGTGTCCCGCATCTTTTCAATGGCGATTTCCAGTTTCATAT